AATTAATCAAATAACGACCAGGGATCCTGGTCCTTTTCGCCTTCGTTTGAAGATTTATTATCTTCATCTATATCTTCATCAGGTGGTTCGAACTCCTGATTTAAGTAATCATCATCCGATCTGTAATCGAATGTCTCTCTTTCTTCGTTCTCATCTACATAGAAGGAATTATCACTTTCGAGTTCTGTTTCATTCAGTTCTCTTCTAAAATCCGCGAATGGGTCGTCCATTCGTCCTATATCTTCTGACTCAGAAAATTCTTCGTCATAGTTAAATTGAATGTAATTAGATAAACTAATCACATTATCTCCTTCCTCATTCTCTTCTGAGTCTGAGTCGTCCGTTTCAATGAAATCATGTTCATTGTAATGCTCACTTGACAGATTTATATATCTCTGTAGTTCTAACTTAGTGTAAGGGTCTTGTAACTCTACAATTTTTCTTGATAGAGACCTTTGTCTCTCTTTCATAGCATTCGTTATGGCTAGAAGCTCATCTCGTTTTTGAAACATTAACCTATCAAAGGTTAGAGAATTTAAGAGTGCATATTGTAAAATAATATGATTGAATAATAACTCCTCTTTATGAGAAAGGGGATCTATAAGACTTTCGTACCTCTCCCATGTTGAGGTGTTATTACTACCTATCACGTGATTATCACCTGCTAGAATATACTTGTGAGACTTTATAGCCTCATGAATAGGAATATATGCTTCTACATCTTCGTATGACATTTTTGTGGTAAACAGATCCATTGGAATCTGTTTATTTCTCATGATTATCTCCATATAGGGATAACTACTTTCTGGGCAGAATCTAGAGAACTTCTCGGCTACCTTATCAAAATACTCTTGAGGAAATTGTTCCAAGATTTTATTATCATATGAAAACGAAGGCAAAACTTCGTAACCTAAATAAGCACCTGAGTTATAAAACTTAAAGTTAGTATTTTCTGGTTCACCATTGATGTAACCAGCATTGTATAGGGCTGAGATAATAATCTCGTCCTTTTTAAATATACTTGCTTGTCTTCTGACAAACTGTCCATCTACAAACCTAGGGGTAAATGCCGCTGGGTACCATTCTCTTACGCAGCAATTAGGTACTGCGAAGTTAACTTCACCTTCTTCTAAGTGATAGAGAAGGATTCGATCTATTAAGTCCAGTATATGTACTGAGTCTTTAGGTGTTTGCTTGTTGAGGATTCCTCTTCTAAGTTGCTCTTGAGCTAGTCTATATTTTCTAGCTTTTCCTTTCATTTTACCGTCAATCGGTAGCATGTTTAAACTATCTTCTAAGCTTTTTAGCTTAGTTTCAGTAGCGTAGTTCTTATAGATTCTTTCTATGAACTTATTATCTTTATACTCTTCCTTTAGGGTATATGTATTCTTTCCAAAGACTTCAGCTTGAAATCTTAGTTTATTATTTTCTTGAAACTTTAACTGTTTCATAAGTCTTTCAGAATTCTCAAAAATTTTTGAGACATAAAATAATTCTCTATTTGGAATTTGTTCCAATAGAACTAAGTCGTAGTCTAGATCAGATTTCTGATCAGGATAAAGCCCATAACCTCCTAAATAGGGAGGAAGTATCATTTCAAACTCAGGCATTAGCTCAAGGGTTTTCTCAAATTCGGAACCGATTTCAGTCCTGATAATTTCATATATTCCTTCCCAAAAGGAGAAGGATAAGCGATTATTTACTCTAGTAGAGTAAACTTTATTCTTGAACTCCATGAAATCCTTGGAGAAAAATACATCTAGACACGTCATCGTGTCTCGTAAAAGTTTATCGTAGTAGAAATCTACTCCGGAATCTAAATAGTATTCCTCGAGGAATACGAATGATTTAGAACAGATAGACTTATGTCTACTCATAGGTATACCAAGTGATTCGTACGTGCGGATCACGTTATTTAAAAAAATCACGTTGTTTTCACGTGAGTTTACTTCTTCAGGACATACGATAACGCTGTCATCAGAGAAGAATATTCCGTCACATGACAGAATATTTGCAATTGTCATATTCACTACTGTGAATAAGTTATTAAGCATTCCAAGGCCCATGCCTCTTTTTATATTATAAGGATTATCGTCAACGTAGACGATAGTGTTTCTTAATCGTTCATACACAGGCATGAAATTGAATTTAAATTTCTCTGTCAATTCTTCACAGATTATTAGTACTAAGTCATGGTTTAATGTTAAGCCAGATTTCTTTATATCCACCATCACTTTAAAGCGATCGTGTTGTCTTTCGATTCGATTTATTTTCTTATCAAGATCATCGTCTCCCGTGATTCCAAAACACGGGTGTTCTCTAAATATGTTTCCAATAATAGAATCATAGTAGCTATTGCAATATTTCGTATCTATATCGCATATCCACGCGTCTCTCACGTTAGCGGGAGAGACTTGAACTAGAGACCTCTTATAAATTGGTCTCTTATTTTTAAGAAACTGCCAATTGACAATTCTTTCTATATTTTTCCTAACGTTGACTCTTACGTTAGTAGTTTTACTAGGCCTCTTGCAATGCATTGGGTCATATGAACTCTTGTCAGATACATTCTGTACAAGTTCGAAAAGAGTCGGTTCAACTATGCTGTCCGAATTCAAACTTGAGATAATTTCTTTGAAACTTTCTCTAAATAATTCCAGTGCGTTCTCATGAACTCCTGTAGGTTCACTTTGTGTGACAAAAAAGTCTTCACATTCTTCGGTCCAGTTGATTAGGAAATCCTCTGGCATTATATCATCATACCCTTTATAGGGGCTGAATAGAACTTTATCGAATTCCATTTCTTGAAATTCTTCTTCGTACTTTTCCAATAACTCTTTCGTTACTGGTGATAAATATTTCCGAGTATAAAATGCTCGCAATTTCTTTATATAATCAGAGAACTCTCTACTGATTATTGTCTGATAATAATTGACTATAAAAGGGTCAACTTCGTTAAAGTTTGCCATCATATTGGTGGAAAACGTAAATAGCCTATAGTTAAGTTTAGCTAGTAGGTAATAAAACTCGTCCATTTTATCATTTGGACCATCTTCAGGTAATTTTCTTATATAATAAGAAAACATTTCGAAAAAGAAGATCGATATCGATCCTCCATTTATATAGAACTCGTGATTAATAATCTTTCGATGTTTAAATTTATTGCATAGGAATTCGTATTCCTGCATCTTTTTTGTCATTGGGATCGACTCCCACTGTAAGAAATCAACGAAGTAGTTTGATTCTATCTTCATTAGTTGTTTGAACACTCTATTCGTATAGAGGTTTCCCGCCTTAATTGAGGTGTTAAAACACCTCACACGCTTTAAAGATTCCTTAGAAAGGTAATCTAATTCTTCATTTAGACCCGAGGATAATCCTCTGGATTTTAGACTACGAGTAGGTACTGTACCTCGGTATCTCCC